CAGGCTCACCGCCTGCACGTCCCATTTGGGAGCGTTGCGCTCTCATCTTTGGTCTAAGAGGTTATCGCTATGGTGGACAAAACCAGGAATTTCGTCATAGATGCTTCCTTCGATACGTGGGACTATACGCAGGTGGGTAATAACCCGCTTCCGCCTAAGTCTCAGACTCGCCGAAATGTTCCGTGCTATCGTAGCATGCAACACGCCGGCAAAGTCGATAATTGGAAGTATAAACTCCAGCACGGCATTGACGCTACATCTGGCTTTTCGGGCCAGGTGCAATCGTTTCTTGTCGAGCCAGGGAATATTCTCTTCCATTACACGTACTTGGATATCTATGGCGGCCCGGTGATGAACACCCATAGTGAAAGGTCAGGGAACCTTGTTGGTGAACCGACCGCTGCTTTTCCGAGCAGTCTCTCGACGTCTGAAGCCCAGAACCAGGCAAAAGTAAAGTTTCTTCGCAAGTGTCTCGCGACCCAACAAGAGCTTCAAGGTCTTGTTGTTGCCGGGGAGGCTGCTGAAGCTTTACGAATGATCCGCAACCCAGCTAAAGCGCTTTTCCGGGGCATTGAGGGCTATATCCATACCGCCAAGAGGCGGAGGAATAGGTCCCCCAAGCACCGCAGGAATCACGTTGTGGCTGAGACTTGGTTGGAGTATGTGTTTGGATGGCGCCCCTTATTGTCCGATATTCACTCGGGTATCGAGGCAATCTCTCAGCTGGCTGAAGAACCTCCGCAATATGAACATATTGTGGCGGAACATCATGTCGACTCAGAGCCCTCGCCCCCCGTGACTTTTCTGACAGGGTCCGGCATCTATGACAAATATGAGACTAACTTCAATAAGAATACGGCGCGTTGCGTCTTTAGGGGGACCGTTAGATGCGATCCCCCTTCCGGCGCACGTAACCGTAAACTCTTCGGAGTTAGCTGGTCCCAGGTGATTCCTTCAGCCTGGGAGCTCATACCGTACTCCTTCCTTGTGGATTATTTTACCAACATTGGTCAGGTACTGGATGCTAATTCCTTCAATCAGTCTTACATAGAGTGGTATCTCATGACTGTGATCAGGACGAACGAAGTTCGTAATGTTCTCAGCGCGTGTATACCCACTCTTAGTAACGATCCGAAAGTCGGATATTACACCAACCAAAACCATAGTAATGGTTCTGCAACAGCTCGTATCAAGCTTGTCGATCGCAGTCCGGGTACGACTCAGATTGTTCCTACAATCTCGTTTCGCATGCCGTTCTGTGATACACAGTGGCTAAATATGGCCGCTCTTCTTCAGGCTCGACGCTAGCATTCCTCAACTTCATTATATAGGTAATACCTATGACTTGGGCTCCATCCAGGCCAATTACTGGCGGGGCACAGACCGGCTTCACTGCTCCTACGTATACTATTACGCAGGACGTGGCGCCGGACGTGAACGGTAAGCAGCATGCTGTAACCGCCTTGGGCGGCACGCAGGCTACGGTCCGTACACATTCTGTGTCTGACCCCTTCACGATCACTTTTTCGCGGCCGAAGAACCCTCGGGTTCTTCCGGCTCCGAATCCGGTGACCGGGAAGATTGCCTCTATCCCCCGGAATACGTACACACTTCTTGTTCGCAAGGGTGTGAACTTCGCAGCGAACAACGCTCCGGATATCATGCTGACGCGCTGTGAAATCAGCGTGCCGGCAGGTTCCGATGCGTATGACGCTGCGAACGTCCGGGCGGCCATCTCGCTACTTGTGGGCGCCCTTAACCAGCTTTCTGCTGGCATGGGCGACTCTCTGGCGTCGGGTATCATCTAGATCCCGACGTCTTGTAGCGACTTTGCTCCTGATCGTCCTTATCGCTCTTACCGACCATTTCTTTGGTCAGTACTGCGGTAAGCTCTGTCAGGCGTTAATTAACAACTTCCTTATGGAGTTTGCGTTATGACACCTAAAGTGTATATCTACCAGTACAAAGGCAAAGATATCTCCCAGTTCTTCCAACGGATCTTGGAAAATCCGTTGATCGACGGGAGCGATCTAATAAGCATCCCTGGTATGGCCCACACGTGTGCTCGTTTCTTTGACGAGTCCTCGTTATGGGCCGTTATCAAGGCATGCAGAGCCGGAGTACTGGGCAGGGGCTCATTAGGTCGGTTCCATGTACTCTTTGTCTGTGAGGGCACCAGTATGATCGTCCCGCTCTTCGTGAGCGGTCAGATCGGCTGGGTCCCAAACGACTCTGTTGTCATGGGTACCTTCTCACTGCTGGGTTTTAAGCCTCGTCAGTGAGCCTAACTAACCCCAACGCCGTTAACATGGCCGTAATGGAGAGGAGATGTATGGGTCTTAACCCGCATGCTCTTTATTCATGCCTTCGTGAGGATTTAAGGGACGCTATCGGACCGCAGAGGCTCGATGAACTCGAGCTCTACGGCCTTTCTAGCGACTCGACTCCTGTCGAAGCTGCGTGTTATTCTGTAATGAGGGCCTTGCTGAAAAAGTTTCAGCATCAGTCCACTCAAAAACAAGATGACGCTGCACTTCAAAAGTTCATATCCGTGAATCAACGGTGCGAGCTATGGGAGCCACACGTTCGGATAGAGTACTGGCAAGAAGCCCTTCTTGGCGAATTCAAACGCGCCATCTATGAGTTTCTTAACCCGTACGGCTATCCCCTGGTGTGCGACCCCCGGTCCGCTCTCGACTTCGGTCGATGCGGACCCGGGGCTGCCATCGAGGCAAGAGGAGGTGACAGCTATACTAAGCTGTTCGCCTCCCCCCTCACGTGTACAAGTCCTTATCTGTACTTTTGGTACAGACGCTATACTACAAACTTTCCGTCCTGGGCCGATGCAGAATTCCTGCGTATGGCTGAATACGGTGAAGCTCGTATAGTCGAGGGTAATCGTCTGTGCTTTGTCCCAAAGGACGATAAAATCTCCCGGTGTATATGTGTCGAGCCAAGTCTGAATATGTTTTATCAGCTTGGTCTCGGCTATATACTTGAACAGAGGCTGAACTCATTCTTTGGAATAGACATGAGTCTCCAGCCCGAGCGCAACCGGAAGTTGGCCTTTCAGGGCAGTTCTGGCATTGACTCGTCGATAACCATCGACTTGTCGTCCGCATCTGATTCTATCAGTATGAGGATGTTGGAGTGGTGTTTGCCCCGCTGGTTCTTCGACCAGCTTCGCTTGTACCGCTCTAACAAGTGCCAGTTCCCTGATTCGTCAATGCACGAGTTACACATGGTATCTACTATGGGAAACGGATTTACGTTCCCATTGCAGACTATGCTATTCTCGTGCATGGTCCTTGCCTCTGCCCGGCTCTGCGACATTAAGTTGCAGAACCCGAGGCGTGAGTTTTCTGGGAACTGGGGCGTCTTTGGAGATGACATCATCTGCCCGGCTGAGATAGCTAGGCAGGTGCTGTTCCTCATCGACTATACCGGCTTCCAGATCAACAAGGACAAGACCTATACTGAAGGTCCGTTCCGCGAGTCTTGTGGCGCCGACTTCTTTCGAGGCCGGAACGTCCGTGGCGTCTATGTCAAACGACTAGACACCATCCAAGACCGTTATGCTGTAATTAACCAGCTTAACCTGTTCTCAGCTAGGACAGGTCTCCCTCTAAGAAGAAGCGTTCGACTATTGGTACGTTCAGTACCTTTTAATCGAGTGCCATTCTCTGAGAATGACTCTGCTGGCATCAAGGTCCCTGAGTCTATGACTTCAGGTCTTCCTCTCTCCTCTGATACTCAGAGCGCGCTTTATGTGCGTTATGAGGCCATTGGAAAGAAGATCCGTATCACCGATTCAGCGATTATTGTACCACGCGGGAGCAAAGCTCGATTCTACAACCCTTCCGGGTTGTTAGTCTCGTTTTTGCAGCGTAGTGTTAACGCTTGTTCTATCGGTGTCAGGCATGACACCACTAAGTTCAGGCGGAAGCGGGTCAGTACTCCTTTCTGGGATTACCGACCGACGATCCACCAGCGATGGTGGTTCAAATGGCAGCGGTGGGAAACCGCTGT